AAATTTCCTTTATGTTATTTGGCCAAATAACTACGTTAAATTTTCTTTTAATAAGATCTTGTAGAGTTTCCACAACATCTCTATTTCTTGGTTGGTTGTCTATTACGAATATCACATTCTTGTCTTTAATTTTATCTGGTAATTCCATAGAAGAATCCATACCAAGAGTTGCTACACAGTTTGGTAAAAACAAAGAATCAATTGGCCCCTCTACAATATAAACTGGTTCATCTTTTACTCTATTCAAACCATACCACAATCTAGATGAGTTTTCTCTTTTAACTGTGATATAGCGAATTGTCTTTTTATTGGCTCCAATATATCTTCCTTGTGCTCCGATCAGAGATCCAGATTCATCATAAATTGGTATTACTAATCTTTCTTCTTTACCTATGACTCCATCCTTCTCTGGATCAATTGTCTTTACGACATTACCAAAGTTATTTGTATAATAAAGAATATGCATTGATTCTTTTGGAATCTTTCTAGAGATGACATATTTTTTACATGGATGATTTTCTTCTAAATCAGAAACAGGGATACAATCGGTCAATTCTGTTTTTTTGAATTGTGGTTTCTCAAACTTTATCTTCGGTTTCTTGTAATTTGACTTACCATTTTCCCCATTCTTCCATCTTTGTATTGCATATTCTTTGCAATGATTGGGGGAAACTTGTTCTAAGAAGTTATACAAATTACTACTAAAATTACAATTATGGCACTTGTAAAAGAAATCATTTCCTTTTTGAAAGAAAAATCCTCTAGCCTTATTCTTGTGCTTTTGTGAATCTCCACAAATTGGACATCTGCAATTTGCAAGCGTTTCTTTCTTCCATGCAAATTTCTCTAACATTGGAGAAATTATGTTTATGAACATTTTGTCAATGTAAGTAGACATCAGAATTTCCAATCACCCGTTGAGGATGTTTTCATTTTCTTGAACTTGTCTCTCATGTCATAACCGGAACCGGCTTCCTGTTCATCCGTAGTATTGCCAGCCACGAGAGTTGGCTGTTCAACAGATGGAATGTCAAATAGTTTCATCTTGGATCTATTTAATCCAATTACAAATTTTCTATTCGACATGGCATTATTATATCGATTCTTTAACTGTTTGACCATTATCTGATTTGCTTCTTCCAACTCCTCAGTAGAGATCAAAGCAATCATAAAATCAGTTGTGGCTGGAAGTCCAAAAGATTCAGAAGTGTTCTCAAGACCAACATCCGTATTTGAGTATCCTTCTCGGTTTGTTTGTGTCGCAGTCCAGATAGGAATGTCTTTCTCTACTGCAAGTGCTCTAAGTTCCTCAGCAATCGCTTTAATAAGCGTATAGGAATTTACAGCACCATTGTTGCGAATTCTAGACGATGCACAAATATTCAAATAATCGATAAAAATGATATCTGGTTTGAATCCCTTCTTGATTTGCAATTCGTCTAACAATGCTCGGAAGTGCGTAGATCCTGCACTAGAAGTAGGATACTCCTTGATGATGAGTCTTGAATTGATATTCTTGACTACATTGTTTATCTTCATCATATATGAACTCAAAGGCATATCTTTGAGATCATCCATAGTTACATCTAAAAGATTCGCGTCGATTCTCTCAGCGATTCTTTCTTCTGCCATCTCGCAAGTAATGTAAAGAACATTGTGGTTTTGAACAAGGCAATTTGCTGCATGGTGACATAGGAATAATGATTTACCTACGCCAGTACCAGCCATTACAACATTTAATGTCTTAGTTGGTGTGCCACCAGCAGTGATTGTGTTCATGTATTCGATATCAAATGCAATTTTTCTTTCTTTTTGGTGATAGAATTCAAATCGCTTCTCTGAATCATTTGTGTAATCGTGTCCGATATGAACATCAAAAGAAACAGACAATGCCTTTGATAACAGTTCTGGTATTGCTGTTTTATTTCTACTTGAATCTTTTCCATCAATGATCTGGATGGAATCCATAATAGAATTATAAATTGCCTTGTCTTTGCAAAAATTCTCTGTTTCGTTTACAAGCCAATCTTGATTTATTGATCCATCAAAATCAAAAGATTCTACCAAATCGCTACAGGTTTTGAATTCTTGCTCAGATACGCTTTTCAGTTTCTCCAATGATATAATCACCGCTTCCTTGGAGGGAACGGTGTTATATTTTGTAAAGAATTCTAAAATGTTTTCAAAAATTAATCGTTCTGATTTATCATGAAAATATTCATTCTTCAGAAATGGGATCACCTTGCGACAATAACTTTCGCTTGTCATCAGTGTCCGTAATATCGTCAACTCTATCCTCGAATTCATTTTCGTTTTCCTCTAACCAATCTTCCAAAAGATCTACTATAATGTCTCCGGTTAATTGATCAAACTTCTCATCAAGTGTAACATCATTTGGATTTTTTACAAGATCAATTTTATAATGTAGGACTGCTCTATCGTTTTCTTTGTCTTCTTTAATGTCTATTTTGCCATACGAAAATTCAATTCCCTCAAACTTACCAGAATTGATTTTTATCACAACAAATCCATTATGGACTTGTTCAGTGGCTTCATACAGACTCTTTATCGATTTTTCCATACTTAAATTCCTTTTGAATCATTTCATCCAACTTGTCCAAAATATCTTTAGTGAAGTACTTTTCTGGCTCGTCGTTGATGTTCTTCATGAATACCTTAGAACCATCTGGTAGTTCTATGCGAGTAGAAACACTCTTGAAGATTCCGTATTCTACTGCAAGATCAGCCAATCCATGATAACGGCTAAGACCAGTCTCATAATTTAGACGAGTCTCTACCTCCATGTTTTCCTTTGCAAAACGATTCTTGAAATTCTTGCAAGTAATGAAATTACCAACCACTCCCTCTTCGGTCTTATCCTTTTTCTTGCTAAGGAATAGAATAGTGCTAGCAGCATACTTAACACCACTACCACCGGAAAGATCCTTGGTTGGTACATAGGCTCCAACTACCTGATATGTGTGGTTGGTAATGAGTAGTGGGATTTCTGCCTTTCCAAGTTTTGCAGTAAGCACACGGAAAGCACCCTTTACCAATTGAGCCTTTGTCATATCTCTTACATTCTTTCCTTCTGCTGTATCATTCATCTCTTTCTCGGTGGAAAGCATTCCAAGGGAATCTAGCACCATTAGAATGGGTTTACGCTTGTCCTTCTCTTCCTCCAAATATGCATTTACAATCTTCAAAGCCTGAGTCTTGAACTCTTCAATCGTAAGAACCGGAACAATGGCAATACGAGAGGAATCGATTCCTCTCCCGTCTACCATGTCACTGTTAATGGCATTTTCTGTATCAAAATAAAGAACCATCGCGTCTGGATTCGAATCTAAGAAATTCTTGCAAATACCAAGTGCGAAGAATGTTTTACCAGTTGCTTGCTCACCGGCAAGACAGGTGATTCGATTGTTTGGCAATCCTCCGTGGATGCTACCGCTCAATAAAGCATTAAGAGCATAAGAACCAGTATCAATAAAAATAGTAGTGTCTTCGCTATCCGCTGCAATAAAGGCGTCGTTGTTCCCGGTTGCTTTTAGTAATGATTTAATATTCATGCGAAAAATTCCTCTAAAGTGTTTTGTTTTTCAACAGTCCAACCAATCACGTTCAATATATTCCGCAGTGGTTCTAGGAATGTCTTTTCGAACTGTGTATCGTAGTCAATATAGTTATTCAGGTCAAGTTCAATGGGTAAAGAATTCAGAAAAGTGATCACCATGTCTTTTCCCTCTGGCCCACATATTGGATTTGGAGCCTTTAGGTAAACAAACTTGATTTTATCTCCGTCTGTAATTAATTTGTATTTCTTTTCCAATTTCATTTTGCGAACATAATGATTATGAATCAATGCTCCTTTTACGGCAATTGGTGTTGATTTTTTGTAAATAGATGTCGCACTATGATATTCCTTTAGATTATTTACACTACGAGGAAAAGCAACATCTTCGGCTGGAAGTGAAAAGAATGCTTTCTTGAATTCAGAAATAAATTCAATAAGTTTCTCTTGATCACCATTCATGATGATATCGATAGACTTTTTAAGTTTTTCCCTGACCACTTGCGGTGTAGAACTTCTTGTGGTTTCAATTCCCTTGATCTTCAATCTC